AAGTGAATGGGTAGCAGCACTGCTGCTGATCGCAGTCATACTATTCATCTTCCTAATCAGTGGGGTGTTAGTGACCTCGCTCTTTATCATCGTGTGCATATTTGCGGTGGTCGGATGGGTCTCCTCTCTTTTCCCTTCGACGAAGGAGAAGGGAAAGAGAGAGGAGGAGAGTGATGGTTCGAGTCAAGATTGAGTGCCGGGACAACAACCAAGCTGAAGCTAGACATTTCCACGTAGCTGCTGGCTCACCGTGGTGTGATGTACTAGAGTATGGATCAGGTGGTGCGCTGAAGGCATGTGATATATGCCTGTCCTTAGTGACAGGTCCGAAGGAGACATATGATGATAAGCTCCAAGCTGTACACAAGAAGCTGGCAAGGACAGGAGCTACGTCCAGTGGTATGGACACTGTTCTTCCAGTGGAAGAACAAGCACCGTATGTTCCGAGAACACACCGAGCAGGTAGACCCAAGCAAGTCCCTCTCACTTTCATTAGCCTTGAGGAAACGACATGAACATAGTACCCGACAAGCCTGTCCAGTATGTGGGTATGGACAGATCAGTAGACGACACGACGGAGTCAAGTCAGTGTCAGTGTGCCAACAGTGCAAAACTAACTTCGCGCTCCAATGGAACAAGTCTTACTAACTACAGTGGTAGTCGGAGAGACTTAGAGATGGAGAACTTTGACCTGATAGCCAAGGTCAAGGAGCTACTGACGACACATAATTTATGGGGTCCAGATGGTACGTACACCTTCGAAGATGGTGAACGCTGGGCTAAACTAGAAGGAGAAGATGAATGAGTACTGGTGATGTAGTAGTCACAGACATCGGGCTTGCCAATGAGCTGACGATGGACAGTCTGGTACGTACGGTAATAGCCCAGATGTTTGAGAACGACAACGACGTAGCTACCCTTGAGGTAGTGCTGAATGGTACTGATGCCAAGGAACCACCCAAGCTGGAGCTTGAGTTGCGCCTCGTTAGTATCAATGGACAACCGACAAGGAGAGACGAAGATGCCAGCTAGTGGTAGTAAGGCACCCAAAGGAGCCTCACTGAAGGGGCTGTATGATTCGGACATCATTGACTCCATCGTCCAACATAAGAAGGATGAGATAGAGGCAGTGAAGGAGGACCCCTATGTAATAGACAAGGGGTACCAATTCAATAAGACAGAGGGTACTGTCATGTTCAGTGAGGTGTTCTGGAAACCTAAGGACATACCTGACATACCACTGCCCATGTTTAAGGCAGAGGACTGGCATGAAGAAGCACAGCTACATATACCAGACAAGGACCCCAACTGGGTATGGAATAAGGGAGTCACTGAACGCGTGGCTCTGGCGTTATACTGCGGAGACACCACCCTACTGCATGGACTACAAGGCACTGGTAAATCGTGTCTTGCTGAGCAGTGGTGTGCTACATTTATCATTCCGTTCTGGAGGATGTCATGTAACGTCGAGACAAGAGAGGCACACTTCTTAGGTAGTGCGTCCATTGATTACGAGGAGATAAATGGTGAAGCCAAGATGTTCATTAAGCAAGAGCCAACGATCCTCACTGACAGTCTCAAGTACGGCGGCATGTTCTGCGAGGACGAGGCATTTAGGCACAACTCAGCACTCGTCTTGCAGTCACTGCGTGAGAAAAATACACGGACAGTACTGCTTCCTGATGCTCCGGGCCGTACCGCAGATGAGCGTAGACTCGTTGCTCCTGAAGGTAGATGGTGGTACATACTCACTGATAACACATGTGGAACTGGCGACGAAACGGGTGTCTTTGACGCTCAAGTACAAGACGCGTCCACACTGGACCGCATCGGTGCTTGTATCGAAGTACGGTACTTGGGCAAGAGCGATGAGAAAGATATTATGGGCAGGCACACGGATCTTAGCGACTCACAGATCTCAGGTATCATCGACTTCGCCAAGCTAGTACGTAAGGCGTTCGAGCAACAGACCCTACTGTGTACCTTCAGTGTCCGGTCACTGCTAGCATGGGGTGAGAAGGCAATGATGACACAGGACATGGAGCTAGCACTGCGTCTTACGTGGTACGAGAAGCTGTGTACTGATGACAAGGCTACAGCTAGGGACATGTACCATCAGGTATTCGCTCGCCAATTGGTGAAGGCTAGTGGCTAAGAAGACAACGATCCTTGAGTTAGATCGCATCCAATCGGTACTGAACCGTAGGTGTGAGTCAATGAACGTCAACTTAACGTGGTCCAAGCAAGCTAAGACAGCCATGACCAATGGCAAGGAGATAATCATACCATCACCCAAGCACCCTGTTACTGTGGATGCTATGGATAAGCTGTATGGATTCGTGATCCATGAGTGTGGGCACCACAGTAGGCCGGATGCTTTCAAGATCCTAGCTGCACTGAAGGACCCACCTCAAGAACTGTGTGCCTTGTTCAACATATGTGAAGACGATGGTATGGAGCGTGAGGTAGCCAACTCATACATAGGTGATGCCGTAGGCTTAGGCAAAGCCAACTCGGTCATACTAGGTGAGCTAGTAGAGGAGTGGAAGACAGTTGAGTACCCACCCAATGTAACAGAGCAGCAGGTAGCACCCATCTCAGTGTGTGGACTAGCACAACTGTCTCGATTAGAGTGGGATGCGGTGTCTAATGCCAGCCGCAATGCTTTCTTCGCTAGTATGCACCCTACTGCACAGAAGCTGATCAATGCACTGCACCAAGAGGGCTACGTTGATAAGCTACTGGCTACCGAGGATGAGCATGACACATGGGACCTAGCTGTTGACCTATACAAGCGGCTATTCCCAGAGAGGGATCAAGATGAAGCAGAACAGCACCGTAAGGACGGACATTCTATGGAACCGGCACCACCCGATGAATCTAATGAATCTGAGTCCAATGCTGGATCAGATACAGCTGATAAGCAGGACGGGGATGTCGGAGAAAGTGACCTTCAAGACGGGGAGGACGATGATTCTGAGGCTACTAAGCAGGAAGGTACCGTCGTCAGTTGGAAGGATGCGGTCCTCAGTGAGCATAACGAATGGAAACCCAAGGAGGATGGTGAAATAGCAGGCAACGTAGGCATAGACTGGACTGACTACACACAGGGTGAGGTAGCACTCATGCCACAGAACATGGTCAATGTCATTGACTGTCGTAGCCGTGACCTAGATGTGGAGCATAGCGATTCATGTGCTACACCGGAGGCTTTCTTGCCTGACAACACAGGTTCCCGCGCCTTTGGCAATCAGATCAGACGTTACCTCCAAGCACAGCGGCGTACTAGGGTACGACGAGAGAGATACCACGGTAGACTGGACAAGTCCAGCATCACAAGGCTAGCTATGCCACCCATTGATGGTGGTGAGTGGAACAAGAAATTGTTTTACGACATGACACAGCGCAAGGAACTGAACACTGCTGTCCATGTACTGACTGACTGGTCAGGCTCAATGCAAGGGACCAAGATGGTACATGCTGCTGATGCTAGTGGTAGGCTAGTGCATGTGTTCGACAGGGTGCTACGTGTGCCAGTACAACTGGCTGCGTTCACCAATGGTAGGACACGGTGTGACATTGGTCTCATCAAGGCGTTCAATGACAGGAGCATAAGCCCACGTATGATAGCCGAGAACTTCTCCAAGTTCTACAAGTTCAGCTCAGCTAACAACGACGCTGACTCATTGATGTGGGCATACAACCAACTGATGAAGCGAGATGAAGAACGTAAGATCCTGATGGTACTCAGTGATGGGTGTCCAGCAGGTGCATGGGCTGGCTCAAGTAGCTCGAACCTTCGGCATGTGTGCAATCAGATAGAGAAGGAAGGTAAGGTAGAGCTGTATGGTGTGGGCATATGCTCGGATGCAGTTGCCGACTACTACAGCAACTACAAGATACTTAACGACAGCAGTGAGATCAACAACACACTGTTCGACATCATTAAAGCAGGAGCATACCGCAATGAAAGACGATAAAATTCTCCAAGAAAATTTTACAGAGGAAGCACGTAAGGCAATAGCTGAAGGCAGAGCCTTTGCTATTAGGATGCCAGAACCCGCTATCAGTGCTAGGTTGTTCACTATTGCACTGGCCTTCTTAGTGGTAGGCATGGCTGCTCCACTGTACATGGGCATCAGTACTTTTATCTACTATGGTGGCTTGATAGGTGCTGTTGGTTGGCTCTCGCTAGCCAAGATGTATGCTAATAAGATAGCCCAGCTGCAAGCTGAGAATGAAATCAGCATAGGCATGTTCAAGATACTGGCTGACTCAGCAAGGAAACTTGTTGAGAAACAAGAGGATACAAGCAAGGAAAATGGGGAACTTTCGGACGGTTAAATTGTCTTACTCTTACACGTACTAGAGAAATGAATGTACCGGAGAGGTACAAGAGATGAAGAAAAAAGATTACAAAGTACCAATGCAAGACCTAGGAATTAAGACGCTACCTACACCGGATGAAGTGTTTGATTGGTTCCATAAACAGGGAAGGTACCTGAAGACTGAAAGGAACGACGACTATGATGGCAGTGCAGAAGGTAGCTTAGCCATTACGAAGAACACATCAGTCGAGTATGCTATACCTGAACATGAACCCATTGAACATGGGCCAGTGAAAGAGTACACTCCGGAGGAGATAGCTGAGTACGAGGAGAGCAGGAATGATTGACATGCGAGATTGGGAGACTGAGTGTGGTATGGTTAAACGTGGTCAGACACTGCGCTTCAATCACACTGACTGTCCTGCTGGACAGGACAACAGACGTAGGCTGTACCTCACTCGCCCTGCTAGCTCAGCTGGCATGGTGGTAGCGTACTGTCACAACTGTCAAGACAAGGGTGTAGTAAGTGATGACTCTAATCTGTTCAGAGACTTTGATAAGTGCGTCCCTTCCACACATGACAAGCGTGTAGCATTTGCTGAACCAACAGCACTGATCACTGATCCACATACGTGGCCTAGTGAGGCTACCATCTGGCGTATGCAGAAGGGGCTGTCACCCAAGCAATGCAAGGCAGCAGACATAGCGTATGACCCTGATACACACAGGGTGTACTTGCCTATGTATGACAAGGTGGATGCCAATGGCGCACCGTTCATAGAGACAGAGCTACAAGGCTTTCAACTACGTAGACTGAGTGGAACCGGACCCAAGTACCTCAACGCATACAAGGACAACGAGGTCAAGCCTTACACTAGGTTCGAACCTGATTGGAAATCAATGGTCCTCTTAGTAGAGGACTTTGCTAGTGCCATGATGTTGAGCTTCACCCTTGCAGACGAGAGCATTGGGGTAGTGTGTAACTATGGTGTGAAGTGTACACCTGAGGTACTGTATGCCAACAGAGACTTTGGAGTGGGAGTGGTGTGGTTGGACAACGACAGTGAGCATGTGGTTGACCAAGCACACATGATTGCAAAGACGTGGCAGTTAATCAGTGGCAACTCATGCTATGTAGAGGACAGACAAGATGATCCGAAGGATTGCACAAGTGACGAGATCTATGAAGTCTACTGCAACTGGAGGGTACCGGAATGATGGAAGGAATCGACCTTGATCTACTGAAGTACATGTCGAACAGAGACAACTACTTCACCTACAGGGATGTGATACACAAGGGTCTGTGTACTAGGGAATCATGGACATTGATCGGAGACTACGGCAAGTACTTCAATGAGTATCCTACACAACAGGAGATAGACAGTGACTTCGAACTGTGGTTCAGGGTTACCGGGCACCCCGGATGGAAACCGGACGAACACAAAATCTACAGCACGATTATTGGTAACGTCGCAACGAGATCAGTGCCCTGCGGTAACGTCTTTCACGATCAACTGGAGCGCCTTCGATTTGAAGCAGTACTCAAAGAGTCATCAGACAATTTTAAGAAAGGTACTTCCGACGTTAGTGATGTGCTATCCCAGCTCACTCAAGCTGGGGCATCTAGCCCAACGCAGGGGGATAAGATCTATACCTTCGATCTCAACGATCTTGCTCAGAATCAACGATCAGATGACGGTCTCTACTGGAGGCTTGAGGACCTCAACAAGAGCATCGGGCCGATCAGGAAGGGTGACTTCTGCGTCGTGGGTAAGCGACCCGAAATAGGAGGCACCTCCTTCATATGCTCAGAGATGAGCTTCATGTTGGAACAACTACCTAAGGGTGGCAGAGTAGCACTGTTCAACAACGAGGAGGCTCCGGACAAGGTAGCCACTCGTATGGTAGGTGCTGCACTAGGTACTGACTACCGTACTATGATGTCAGCTGAGAAGCTGTACCAACAGAAGTATGAGAAGTGGTTAGACACACACGAATGGGACTTGATACATGACACATCAATGGACATCAGTAGCATCCACACCGCACTACGTGCTAGAGAATACGACCTCATCGGGATCAATGTCCTCCTTAAAGTGGGAGGGACAGGTGCTAAAGAGGACCATGATAAGTTCCAAGCTCTCGGTGAGGAGATGCGTCGTATCGCACAGGAGTATGGGCCTGTGCTGGCAGTTGTACAGGCTGACCCGTCTGCTGAAGGTATGCAGTACATACCGCAAGATAGAATTTACAAATCTAAGACTGCTCTCCAAGGTGAGGCAGACATCCAGATCATGATAGGGTACGACGACAACGGACCAGTGGATAGTAGGTATATCCATGTGGCAAAGAACAAGATACCACCTGCACCATGCTGTGACCTCTCGGTGAAGCACATCAAGAGTGAGGTCGGGTTCGACCTAGGCACAGGTAGGTTCTCGTCGAGGAACTACCGAGGCAATAGCAGGGGAGGCAAAATGAAATGTACGACCTAGTACTAGACCTAGAGACCACCGCTAACGGTGGCGTAGGCAAGGATAATCCGGAGGCACACTACCCTAACAACAGGGTACTGCTGTATGGTTGGATAGGACATGCTGGCATTAAGAGCAGCAGCAAGAGTGACGATCTATTTGAACTTATTGAGAATGTACCCAAGCAAGGTGAGATACTCCGCATCATTGGACACAACCTCAAGTTCGACCTCAAGTACCTGATTAAGGAACGTCCGGACTTACCGTGGCATCAGTTCGAGTACTACTGCACCATGTACGGTGAGTACAGGCAGAGTGGACACAGGTTCAGGTTCTCCTCACTGGTGGACTCATGTACGAGACACAACATCAAGTTCTCGAAGGGACTGGACCTCGGTGCTATACTGGCTAGTGGTCTGAAGATGGAAGACATCCCACGCACTGACCTTGAGCCTTACTTGAGGGACGACGTAGGTGCTACCTTCCAACTGTTCCAAGCACAGCTAGCACACACTGGCTATGATGAGTACATGCACCAGCATGTGCTGCCCCTAGCACACATGGAACTGATCGGACTGAGGGTGGACGTACCGAAGACAGCACTACAGATGGGCCAACTGGTAGCTACGGAGAGTTTGCTTAACAAAGAGCTATTCAAGTGGGCCTTCGATAGCTTGCAATGGGACGACGGTACCCCACTGGGTGTCAACGACATCAAGTTCACAGCACCACGGTGCGTGTCTTACCTGCTCACTGGTGAGCCAGCAGCAGGGTTCGTCAAGGGTAAGAAGTCAGTGCAGTTCAAGCCCGGTAAGAATCGTATGCTTGGACCCAAGGCGGTAGCTAAGCTATGGCCCAATGCCAAGGTGACTAACCTTGGATACCCAATGGCTAAGGGTGTGCTGAATGACATGCCTACTGGTAGCAGGGCAGAAAAATATGTAGAAAAATTATTGGAGTATCGTGCAGCAATAAAACTGTCAAGCACGTACTTCGGCCCCTTCTTAGAGGAGGCTACACTGGACTATGCCCACCCATATGTACATCCGAAGATGAACATGTGTCAGACAGTGACAGGTAGGCTGAGTAGTAGCAAGCCCAATGGACAGAACATGCCACCTGAGGCGCGAGAGGTATTCATATCAGAGAATGGTTTGATGATGGAGATTGACTTCAGACAACTGGAGGTGGTGGCACTCGCTCACTTGAGCAAGGACCCGCAGCTACTGGCTGACATACAGGCAGGAGAGGACATCCACTTCAATACAGGTAAGCATGTCATGGGCTGGAAGGTATCAGCAGACATGACGAAGCAACAGCGCACGATAGTGAAGAACGTGAACTTCGGACTGATCTATGGGGGTGGTGCGAAGGGACTAGCCGCTAGTACTGGGCAACCAGTGAAGCTGATCAAGCAACTGATCAAGGCGTTCTATGATCGCTACCCCGGTGTGTCAGTGTGGCAACGACAGTACTACACTGACATGGTAGGCTTGATGAAGCCCTCTCACCTAGAGAACGGCGAGCAAGTGTACTCCTCACTGACACGTGACGGTGTGAGTGGACGCAAGTTCTACTTCACAGAGGGTAGGTCACCTCAGTGGATACGAGCTAAGACAGGACGAGGCTTCTCATTCAAGCCTACTGAAACAAAGAATTACCCAGTGCAAGGATTTGCAGGTGGGGACATAGTAATGACAGCACTGTGGGAGTTGTACTTCCGCATTGCTGGATTGGATCGTACACAGATACGGATGACTGTGCATGATAGCATACTGGTAGACACAGACATGGATCAACAACAAGTAGTAGTGATGATGCAAGATGTCTGCGCCGATATTGAACAGCTGTTCGGTCTACCTTTCAAACTGGACTTCGATATACAGTCGGGTCTTTACTGGCAGTAAGAGGAAAGAAAATGCAAGAGCAATTGACAGGTACTATTGATAGTATCTACACCAAGATGGTGAACACCAAGTACGGTGAGAAACCAGTGTACCATGCCATGATCAATGGCTTTGATATTAACCTCGGGTTCAAGAACCCGTATGCTGAAGGCGAAACAGTTACCGTAACAGTGGAGAATGGTAAGTATGGATACGAGCTGGCTAAAAACCCGCAAGCTGGGGCTACAGCTATCACAGCACCAGCTCAACCAACTGGCCCTAGCGTCGGTCCTAACAGAGCGCCGCCAGCACCAGATTTTCCTGTCGCTAAGAACACCAAGGGGATCACGATTGCGAGGCAGAATAGCGGAGGCCACGCATCAAGGATGGTGACAGCACTAATTCATGAGGGTATAATTAAGAATGAGACGGAGGCAATGCGAGTGTTCTTCGAGTTTGCTTACCAGATCACTGACTTCGCAACGGGACACCGTGAGGTGAAACAAGCTGAAGCCATCGCAAACTACGAGGGGAAGTAAGACATGAAGCCCATAGCTAATCTCACTGACGACATCTATGCCGTACTCGACAGTACGCAAGACCACGAACCTAGCCCAGACCTAGCAGCAGAGTATGCAATGCGCATAGGTGGGGAGTTTGCAAAGGCTACCCTGAAGCGAGATAAGCCACGAGAGAAGGGCAAGCTGTGGGCTTCAGACTTAGGTAAGCCCTGCATGAGGCAACATTGGTACAAGTTCAACATGCCTCAAGCAGGTGCTGGCCTTACTGGTAACACCAAGTTCAAGTTCCTCTACGGTAACATACTAGAGGAGGCCGTGTTGTACATGGCAGAGGAGGCAGGACATGATGTACAAGAGGCCCAGACAAGGGTCGAAGGTGACGTGGAGCGTCCCAATGGACCCGACTGGGTGGTCTCAGGACGCATTGACTGCATCCTTGATGGTCACCTCGTCGATGTCAAGTCCACCAGTAGTTTCGGATACCAACGCTACAAGGATGGTATCCATGCTGGCAATGACTCGTTCGGTTACCTCTGGCAACTCGGGTTCTACTCTAAGTTCGGAGACTTTAAGCATGCTCCGCGTAATAAGGGATTCGTTTGGATCGACAAGCAGAACGGACACATCAAGTATACGCCATGTTCTACTCCAGACAGAGAGGAGATTCTGCAACGGGCAAGGGACATTGCTGATGCTGTGGAGTCAGAGTCCGAACTTGGCATCAGTAGGCATTATGGTCCCGAACCATATGGGAAGTCAGGGAACCTCATACTACCAACAGCCTGCTCTTACTGCGACTTTAAGAAAGAGTGTTGGAAAGACAGTAACGGTTCACAAGGACTGCGTACGTTTGCCTACAACCATAAGCCGATTCACTTTGTCAAAGTGATACGGGAACCTAAAGTACCGGAGATCAAGTGAGATGTTAGATGGAAAACAATTCAGAGATGAGAATGAGGAAGCGCAGTACCGCAAGGAGCGCCCTATTGCGAGAGGATGCTTGGACTACTTTCCAGAGGCGCTGCTGGAAGTGGCGCATTGCTCATTCATTGGCAATCAACAGCACCACGACGACGCACCTCTCCATTGGGATAAGGCCAAGAGTACAGATGAAGCAGACGCTCTCGTCCGTCACCTTATGGACCGGGGTGAACGGGATACCGATGGCGTTCGACACTCAGCCAAGGTAGCATGGAGAGCACTGGCTATGCTGCAACGTGAGATAGAGGCAGAGCAAGGCAGAGAGAGGTTGAACAAACTAATGCACACGGCACCGCCGTGGGAGGAAGAAGGTGAAGCGTAATGTACGAGCATCGGCGCGTCGTAGCAAATTCGAAGATAGAGTGGCTGACTATCTTACAAGCAAGGGAATGTCGTTTACATATGAGACGTACTCCTATGAGTACGACGAGCCACTACGAAAGAATCTCGCCCGATGTGGTGACTGCGGTAGTACAACCCTACTTCGAACTGGGTGGTACACACCGGATTTTTTCTTGGCGAACGGCGTTATCATTGAAAGTAAGGGGCGTTTTACCGCATCAGACCGACGGAAAATGGTTGCCGTGCAAGAAAGCCACCCTGATCTTAACATCAAAATGTTGTTCATGAGGGACAACAAGATACACAAGAACAGTACGACACTGTACTCGGACTGGTGTATGCAAAACAATTACGAGTTCGCAATAGGCGAGCCCTTAGCGGAGTGGTTACATGAAAAAGAGTTGGACTAAACGAAACACAACGTTCCTGAATACACCCAGCAGTGGATGTATGGCAGGTGTAATGTGGAGGGTGGAGTACCATGCACCTAAGGCCATTAAGAAAAGTGAGGAAGATTTCTACGATGCCATTGAGTTGCTCAACAAGAACAGAGCCAAGGCCCGCATGAATGGCAGCATCAGGATAAACACCGAAGCACAAGAACACTACGTACACAGCAAGGGCAACCTCAAAGTCTTGCGTAACATGAGAAGGGAACTTGATGCGTTCGAGGGTTGCTGTGAGCAAGCCTTACTGGACGTGGAGGAAGCAAATGCCGAGAGTTAAACTACCGATTAAGATGTTGTACTTGGACATAGAGACGACGCCCCATGAGGGGACGTTCTGGAATCTCTTTCCCAAGTACATCCCGATTAACCAATTGACCAAGTCAACGGAGGTCCTATGCTGGGCAGCTAAGTGGGAGGGTGAGCGTGAAGTAATCTTCAGACGTACTGGAGACGACGACTTCATTGAGAAGATGCACGAACTCTTGAACGAAGCTGATGCAGTGTGTCACTACAATGGAAAGTCATTCGACATTAAGCATCTCAACAGGGAGTTTGCCTTGCGAGGTCTATTACCTCCCAGCCCATACGCGCAGGTTGATCTGCTCACTGCTGTACGGCAATCCTTCAGGCTTGCCTCGAACAAACTCGACTTCGTTTGTCGCTACTTCGGTCTCGGTGTCAAGGTCAAGCACGTTGGTATAGAGCTGTGGTATGGGTGCATGGAAGGTAACGAATCTGATTGGAAGATGATGGAACGGTACAACAAGCGTGACGTAGTGCTGCTACCTCAGCTGTACAAGTTCATGCGTCCTTGGATCAAGGGACACCCTAACATGGGGCTGCACACTGACCCAGCAGTTGGCAAGCGTACGTGTCCGACCTGTGCTAGTACGAACGTCCAATCAAGGGGCACGTACCGCACCAAGATATGTAGCTACCGTAGGTACTTCTGTACTGGGTGTGGCACATGGTCAAGGGAACGTAAGCAAGGGTACCCAACAAACGACAACGTATTGACGAGGGCAAACTAATGAGCTTAACTGGACCTGATTGGGTATATCATTGGGATAACCTGAAAGCGTTGGACCCAGATCAACTGGTGTCTGACTTGGATTTAACAACAGAACAAATACTGGATGCGTTCCATGAGAAAGCGGAAGAGTTCATCCAAAAGGAGTTCGGATGAGTCATGTATATTTCATAGGAGACATACACTTTGGACACTCAGGCATTGAACGCTATAGGACCCAGTTCCCATCTGAAGCAGTCCACCGACAGTACATCATGGATACGTGGAATGACCTCATTACAAAAAGGGACGTTGTGTGGGTTATGGGGGATGCCGCGTTCACTCAGGCAGGACTCGACTCACTACACTCGCTATCTGGCAGGAAGATTCTCGTCAGGGGGAACCACGACACACTCCCCACTGAGTCTTACCTTAGGACTTTCGAAGAAGTCCACGGTATCGTCTGCTGGAAAGGACTGTGGCTAACTCATGCGCCTATCCATCCGACCGAACTGTACGGGCGTTCCAATGTTCATGGACACTGTCACAGGGGAGGCCCTACAGAAGTTGTTTCGAATCTTTCCACCTTTAGGGGTGTCCAACTGGGTCAGAAAGCGACCTACTTTAACACTTGTGCTGAGCATCTACCAACGAAGTTCGAACCAATAGAGTACCATGCTATGGTAGAGATCATCAAAGGAAGGATCAGAGATGACACACTCTCGATTTAAGTGTGAGAGGCTACGGATAGACCGTGACCATGTGAGGTTCAAGCGCATCTTTGAGATGCGTCAGATAAACACATTGGAAACGGTCTTGCTCATGATGGGCATACCTGAAGAATATCGTATGCATTTCGGCCCTGTGTGCAGCATCTCATTCAGTGAGGACTCATACAATGGGTCGTATGATGCGTACCAAACATTGACACACCAGAGATTTCAACTGAGGATAAAGATACATGCAAACTAAGAAATGGTCCATGATAGAGACAGGGACGCAGTTCCTGCGGGGGCTGCTGACCAGTTTCTTGTCTTATCAATTCGTGTTGCCGTGGTGGGGTATTACCATACCCATTGCGGTCAACCTACAACTGACAGCATACTTTGCCATCACATCCATTGTGATTGGCTACCTAATAAGGAGGGCTTTCAATGCCTATCTTCGACCTGAGATGCCTAGAGGAAGGGTGCAATCACCAGTGGGCAGCATCCAAAGCCTTCAACGAAAGCATACTGTGCCCGATCTGTTACAGCGGGAACACCAAGACACTGATGCCCCGAGTGCAAGGTTTACCTTTGGAACAAGACGCGACGAGAGTGGGAAACATCGACAAGAAGATTAAGTCATTCGCCCATGACCGTAGGAAGGGCGGTAAGGACACATCGTGAATACGATCAAGGTAGTCAAGGGACCACGGTTCAGACAGTCAGTGATAAACAGTAAGGTGGCTTGTGGTTTCTACTGGCCTCCGGAACAATGTATTAAAACATCATCATCATACAGATTGCACATAAGGAATCGTAATGCGGATAATGAGTTTGATTGGGATATTGTTAATCAGTGCTGGGTGCACGGGTAGCACCAGTATGGCTGAGATAGAGACTGCCTTCACAGTGTTGGCATCAGACTGTGCCTTCACTCAAGGCATCCTGTACGTCCCACGTAAGCGTGTAGCTAACGCACCACCCACAGTGTGGGAGAAGAAGGGTGCTATCTGCTGGTACGCTGATGGTACACCACCAAGGGTCATGTCATGGGACAGGTGACACTCCGTATGACAGTGGGTAGACCCAACCAATGTGTTGGTGAGTTGAAGGGTATGTGCGAGTACGTATTCTACAAGCCATATAGCTGGTCGTACTATGACCCTAGCATACACACGATGACGATACGACAGATCATCAAGGAACCACGAGACCTCATGTACTACCGCTTACGTGGTGTGATACGTGGTTGGACGGGGTTCCACAAAGGGATGCTGCATTGCAGCGTCGTCGGTCCAGAGATACAAGGACACAATTCAAAGATAGAGGTGCTGTACAATGCCTCCTCAATGACATATTCATTCAACATGCGCTGGAAAGCGTACTCAATTAGCGAGAAGCTAACACAAAGAGAAATACAGGAGAGATTCAAATGAACAAAGAAGTAATCAGTGACTCATTCATCATCACATTGGCTGATGGTACCGAGAAAGAGTACATCAAGGAAGGCAACGTCGAGTACATCTGGTCATTGACACCAGCAGGTGACGTGCTCGTGTACTTGAAAGAGTACCACGGTACATTCCAGATGGCAGCAGTACGTGACGAGCGTCACTGTGCGTATGCCAAGGGTACATGGACGTACATTGTATCACGTCCAGACCTCAACCAGAAGAAGGAGGAAGGGAATGAACGGGAAGAAAGCGAAGTTCCTGCGTCAGCAATTATCCATTAAGAAACCCACTGAGGCTACCGAGAGTGGCATCCTGTACACTAGGGATGCCTACGGTAACCAAGTAGCTAAGTTTCACAGACGTAGTAATCCGGACATGCGCTACTATCGACATGTCAAGAGAGTACTTACGAGGGGATGGAGATGAAGGTGCGGGAGATAATCTTGAGTGTTGTCTGCGGCTTGGTCATATCAGGTGGTATGGTATACGCAGCACACCTACTGCATGATGCATGGTTCCAGCGTAGTTGTGACTCTGCGTTCGATGTAGATGTGGGTGTTACCATGTGCATCGAGAAGGCTGGTTGCTTCTACGATGCGGACAACTTTGTGCAGCTACGACAAGCTGAACAGTCTACTCGACAGTGTAAGCTAGAGGGGTGGACACCTACTCGGTAGGTGTTTCACCACTAGTCTGCATGTATTGTAACAGGACGTTGGCAAGTGCATCTATCTTGTCTTCGTCCTTGTTCAGTTTAGTCCAACCTAATGTGAAGCATATCGCGTGGCATAGCTCGTGATAGAACGAGTGCCACATGAGGTGAGGGTCAGGGTCCATCTTGACTCTGATCTTACAGGTAGTGTTGTCACAGTCACCATACATATCGGGGTCACCGTCAAGCATGGCAAAGAATCCAACCTTCCAAGTACGTCCACCTAGTTGGAACTGCTTGGGAATACGAATCATTGAGAATCTCTATGGATAATGATGAATGGGATCAGGAGTACTCCCAGTGGGACTGGGTAGAAGCTACTCACAGCTACCTAAAGGTAGGTCGTGCTCGCGTATCATATCCTCGAACAGTAACACATGCTGTTTCAGAGTGGCATCATTCGTTGATACCCGCAGTAGAAGATCAGGAGACACCTCACGAATTGCCTCTTGTTCTGACACTAAGATGTCTTCCAAGACAGGTCGTAAAGGGACACACAGTGGCGATTCCAAAGGCAATGTTGAAGCACAAGAACATAACAGCATCAGAGATAAGAGCAGCGCGGAAAAAGCTGAGCGAGAAGAAAATACAAGGCCGGTACATCTACTGGATGATACTGGATGACCTCGACCCGGAGTACTTTGAATATTAGTAGTCATTGGAATCTGTCAAGTTGTCAACACCCTTGAACTCCTCCTTCGGTTTCGAGATCTCCTTTCGGATCTCAACCTTCTTCTTTGATAGTTCTTTTTCGTTCTTTCTTTTGATCTTCTTTTGAACTACAGCAACATGATGACGTGCCTTAAGCACGTCTCTCTGTTGTTGTGCTTTGTCTCTTTGGTTCTTCACAACCTGTAGTCGAGTGAAGAAAGCAAGCACTGCTAACAGTGCTGCTCCAAGAGCCATCAGCTTAGCCTGTAATCCAAACATTACGCTTCTACTCCTTGTTCTGTCAATAGCCTGAGACCTACGTTGGCTACGCCAACCACTGTCAACAGGACAGCATAGAACAACGGGTTCACTAAGCCACTGAAGTTAGCAACCAGTGGTCCTCCCCCAGCTACGACCGTAGCGATATTCAACCACACCGTTCTACTCTTATACCATTTCTTCTTTTGCATCACCTATCTCCTAGGGTTCACATGTGGCAGTACATACACACGAAGCTGTGTCAATGTCAGCACCACCACCAGTGGGCCGTATTTCTAACGTGCCCCTTAATTGTTTCTCACCTGTGCCTTCTACTGTGACATACCAAGCTCTAGTGGTACTCATTTGATACCAAGTATCATAGTCAAGACTACCACTAGTGAGTGTATCCCCACCCAAGTTATCCTCAAGCCTTACGTCATAGTCAGTAGCAGTGAACGTGCCTGTTGCCCAATAGCTGTGGTTGTTTACTGTACCATCTGAGGTGAGCCAGTCCATGCTGCCATCAGCATCAAGCTCTATTCCACATATGGCATCTTTAGGCCAAATTGTGAAGTCTAGCTTCGCATAGCCAGATTGCAAGAAGCCAATGTTATCACCCGGCGTTGAGTCTAGTGTAGCGTACAGTTGTTGTAAACTCATTATGTCATCAACGCTGAGCCAGCGACCTTCCACTTGGTAGAGGCAACCTTCTTAATCACCGCTGAAGTACCCGCTGCCATCGTCCTACTACCTGTCGTGTTGTCTTTTGACCACGTCAGTGTGTCTGAAGTGATAGCCAGTGTAACAGCTACTGTCCCATCATTCTCAATTCCAATCATCGTACCTATCGGGTAGTCTACCGACGCTTCAGCCGGTATCGTATATGTCTGTGCTACTGTACCACCAGTGTATCGAATCGTCTTGCCCTTATCCCCTATGAGGAACGTGTAGCTAGCCGACTGGTTGTTGACTGGAGATACCGAAGGATCAAGAAGTTGATCAGTGCCGTTCTCATCAGTGTAGTACAGGGTAGTAGGACTGTCACTCTTTACCCAGACCTGTCCAGTACTACCAACATCAGCATTTGCACTGGCAGTCTCCTTGAGGTACAGTGTATCGAAGTTGAAGCGCATTGAGACTTGCCCTGCATCACTGCCTAATGCACCCATTGAACAGTACGTGGCATTGTGATCGAGATACACATAGTCATCACCGTCTGCATCATAGACACGGAGAGTGTTACCACTGAGAAGATTGACGTACCCATTCTCAATGGAGAACTCCGCACCATTGACAGAAAAGACAAACGAAGTAGAACCAGCACCAGAGTCAAAGTTCCAGTCAGTGATACTAGTGGCTACCATGTTGATGTCAGTGCCATCAAGTGTTACGCTTAGCTGGTCAGCCGCACCACCTACCTCTTGTACGATAAAATTCTCGTGGTAAGATGCACCTTCGAAGGTCCATGTGTTGGTTAGTGTGTAGGGCAGGGCTACATTGAAGTCACCGCTCCCACCTGCTACTGCAACAACAAGATCATCCACATAGCTCTTAGTAGTTGCGTGTTGTGCATGAGTAGGATCAGGTAGATTTGTAAGGAACTGGGAGTTCATGTCCAAAACACCACTCATCGTATTCGGAGTAGTGCCATCTCTGGACACTGTGTTCTCTAACGCTGCCTCGATCAAGTCATTGTTCGCATTGAACGTAGCGACCAATGCGTAACCAGCAGAGATAGGTGTGAGTGCGAGTTTAGCCATTATTTTACCTTGTCGTAGATCATATCAATTTTTGTTTCGAGGGAACCCAATCGTTCACCTACCTTGACGCGCTGTTCTTGCGCCCCTAGTTCGTTTGCTTCGATGTCGTCGAGTCGTCTCTTGGTGCCGTTGATCGACACCTTAACACCACCCAGTATCACGCCTCCGGTGAATACTGCGGAAGCAATGCTCCAAAGTATAGGTCCTTCTATCATGTCATCTTCTCAAAGTGTGCCCAGTCTCGGTCATACTCCCCTCGACCAGTGTAGTTTTTCCAATGCCCGCCCCATCGTATGGGTACTCCATACTTGGATGCTGCTGCGTATACGTACGTTGCCATCTCATAGAACTCATCGTTCGTAGCGTCGTATCCACCCGGATACGGGACTATGTCGAACGCTATAGATGGTAGCGCATTGTGCTTAGATGTAGGCCACCGCTTCTGTGACTTACCATCCTTAAAGGCTGTGTTCTGGTCCTCCATTCCCCTGTGTGTCCATATAACAGAGAAATCGAAGTGCAGAATAGCCTCGTTGAGGACTAGCTGAAGCTCCTCATCAAGCTCCTCTAGCCTACGTTTGCTAGTTGTTCCGAATGTCGCCATTATCGCACCTTCACTCCTTCTTGCCTCAGTGTACCGAACACCAAGTCAAGTGGGATACCATCCACATCAGTAAAGTCATCATCATAGTTGTATCTCATGCCTGTCTTCTTGATGACATCATCATGCAGTGCATCTTCAGCGTCCCATATGTAGTAGTTACCCTCTACATCAGTGATTACACGTACCTCTGCCTCCCAACCTTCATCGAACGTCCGTCCTCTGAAGTGCTTTCTATGCCACCTCTGGAAGTCCAGCTCTGTTGGGTTCATAAGCATCTCTACCCTCTGCTTACCCTTCTTGGCACCGTGCAGGGTGCTCTCTATGTACAGGTCATTCACTCCATTGGTGTAATCTGCCATGTTCTTCCTGTTCTCTTGGATTCTACGGACATGGTCTTTGCCTACCGACACAAGTTCTGCTTCCGTCAAGTCAGGGTCACTCCTTCGAGCGTCCCTCTTAGCTCGCTGGAACGCAACTTCGTCACTCATACGATGTACCTCTGCGTTCCTCGAAGCCTTCCCCATTACGTCTGCTTCTGTGAGTGGTGTCGGTGGCTCTGGTAGTATGCCCTTCTGGGCATTAGCTATATCCTCCTCAGTAGCACCATTCTTCATGGCCCTCCTTCCCCACTCTCTCATGTCATCTGCCAACCGGCTTAGCTTTTCCTGTGCCTGCTCTACTGCGAAGGCGCTTGACTTAGGATCATTAAGAGTTTTGAGATAGCGTGGGATAGCCTTCTGGCTTATCGCCGCTACTTGCTCAAGGTTGTTCTGCCCTATGAAATCCAACTCCTTCACTGACTCAGGTAGCTGTGTGACATTACTAGGCCGCGTACCAGCGGCTATCACATCATATGCCGAGTTGGTAGCTACTTGGTGGCCCGTTGGTTGTCCATGTCGGCCCATCGTAGGCTTGTACAGGTTCTGGTAGTTGGCCTCATCGAACAGTACAATAGAGATGACACCGTTGTCCTCTCCATTGTTGACGTACACTAGGTGATCGTACCCATCCTCACGTAGCATGTCACGTAGGGCTACGTTCTGTGCTGCGTTGTCCTGCATACCTAGGATAGCCTCTAGTTCATCGTCAGGGAAGATGCCCCGTCCTTGCAGATTCTCAGCTATACCGGCTGCTGTGTTCTTTGGTCCGAGATCCTGCACAAACAACCCCTTCTTGACGTTGGTCATGACTGGATGCTGCACTGGATCTAGGCTTAGCCTCATAGCTTGGGACAGCTGTGTCTTAAACGCGTCCACATTCTCTATCTCAGCTAGTCCTCGTGCTCCCTTCTCCTTTGCCAGTGCCTTTAGCTCATTGAAGAAGTCGTCAACCAGCTCATCGAACACTGCCTTGTTGGGAGTAGCGAATGGGTCCTCCCCGTACCTGAGGAACATGTTGGTTCGAGACTCAGCAAGAGCCTCGTCGTACAGTTGCCTAGCCCTAGGGTCTTTATTAGCTAGCTCGTCGAACATGCCCCTGATTCGGGTCATTTTGTCCTTGTTGGCAGCTATGCCCTGTGGCGTAATGATACCACCTCCTGCTTTCTTGGAGCCAAGGTGCATGCCGAACTGATTAGCGTTAGGATCGAACTGTATAGGGGACAGATCTGCTCTCGGATCTGCCCTGATGTCCATTCGATAGAAAACTACAGGATCACCCGGATTCTCAACATTCTCTCCGAAGACGCGGCCTCGTGTGTAGGCCCCTTCCTTACCCCATTGCATCAACTCATCGTTGCTTCGAACCACCGCTAGTACGGGGGCTTGATCCACCTCCCATACCTTGTACTTCTCACCGATCTCCATGCCATACTGACGTGGATCTGCAATGTTCGCATCAATCCTGCCATTCTCTATCGCGTTGACCGCGAACGACTGGTCTGTTAGAGACTGTACACGTCCACCGAACTCCTCAGGGCTAGTAACCTGTGCGTTCCAGTCAGCTACCTTGGTCTCAGGGCTCACTGATACCACTCTAGCGGCCTCTGCTTGCTCTAGCTCCTTTGCAGTGACCTCGTCTCGTGCTGCCTTAGCACCAGCTCCACCACCAGAAGCGTCAGCAGCAAGCTCTGCCTCCTTATTGACAGTAGCTGTGCTCTGCGCGTACTCATCGAAGACATCAAAAGTATTAGGAGTGGTGGCATCCTCTAGGGGACCACCGATCCTATTAGCTCCCTCAGTAGCCTTGAGTATCTTCGGGTCTATTAGTTTACTGAGCTTCCCCATTCTCGATGTCTCCTACTTTTGCTCTCATACTGGATTCCCAAGTGCCCACATAATCAGGAATGAAGGTCTGGTCCCATGTTGCTTGTATGTTACTTATCCATGCCAATTGCAAGTTGATCTCAGCAGCTAGCTCATTAGCCTTGACCTGAGCCCTTCTGAAGTGCTGCTCTGGCTGTCCTTTTAAGCCTCTTGATGCCATCGGTGCAGTAGCCAGCACCTTGGCCCTGTCTAAGACGAAGCTGACCTTGCCATCACTCTCCAGCTTAGAGGCATCAATGCTCTTAATAGCCTGCCCTAATGACAAAGGCTCAGAAGCACCTATGTTTTGACCTAGCAGGGATTCCAGTTGTTTCTCCCTAGTGTCATTATACCTGTTCATCATCAAGCCTACCTGTTGCATCGTGGCCTCGACCATATTTGGTTGGTCACTTCGGTTAGATTTCTTAGCCAAGTCAAAGTTAGCTGGATCTTTCCAGACTTGCAGCATCTCTTTAGCACCATCTGACCTGAATGTACCTGTGGTCAAGTAGATATTGGCTCGCATACCTTCAGCAGAGAACATAGCTGCGGCTGCAACTGGTGCTACTGCTTCGTCCAGTGCTAGATCTAAGTACTCAGGCTTACTCGTTAGCAGGCTTGATTGTGCAGTGGCTGCTTGTATGCCCTCCGGTGTAGTGTCACCAGTATTGTACAAGTCTTGGTTCTGGACACGTACAACACTCCACTGACTGGTGATCCCCTCTACTGAGGCTCCCACAGGGAGGCCATCAATCTGTGACATGCCAAGGTCTTGGCCTATCAGGGTTGACAAGCCACCCTCTAGTATCTTACCTACAAAGTGGTTTAGCCGTGCGCCTGTGTCGTCGAACGTCTCTGAAGCAGCCTCTAAACCCGGAGCCATCTCGTTAAGGATGCGTAGCTGTTGAGCAATAACAGGGTTCTCTCGTTCAAACTGAATAAGTTTGGCAGTAGTGTAGCCATTCCATACTTCAACTAGTGACGGATCGTTGGTTTGGATAGCCGTGATCAAAGTGTCAACAGCTGCCATGTTCTCGTCGTACTGTATCTTAGCTGATGCGAACTTGGCATTGTCTCTGTATCGCACTGGCATGGTATTAAGAACACTTGCCATCTCATACCGCAGCATCGCCACTTCTCTCAGTGCTTGATCTCGACCACCATTCTCCCACATGTTCTTGAGTTCAAGACTGCCTCCCGCTGTGGGATCACGCATGGCTTTCTGTACATTCTTTAAGCCCTCGTGCATAGTATTGTATGCCTCTCGTATGTCACTAGCTTTACCTTGCAGCTTCGCATTGAAGGTGACAAGGTGGGTATCAATACTCAAGTCCTGCTCTGACTCTTGTGATGCCAGCAGCTGCTCATTAACAATCCTAGCTTGGTGGTGTTCTTCTCTCTTGACGTATTCAATAGCAAACTCCTTGGTACCATACCTGTGTGCAGTACGGCTGAGCCCTAAATCATCGTATGCGTAGTCTTTCAGCGCGGCTGTATCTGCTTGAGCAATCGCTATTGCAGCATCGGCGCGTTCATCCCGTAGTGCCATTGCTGCTAGCTCTGGGTCTGTCGCTACGAAGCGACCGAACTCAGATCTGAGGAGATTCTTCATACCGGGATGCTTGTCTGAAGCATCACTTATGACTGTTCGCATCTCTAGTTCAATACGACCACGCAGATTAGACCCTGCTCCTTCAGCACTTGTCCTCAATCTACGTACTTCATCCAATACCACCCACTCTGGTGAGTCCTTCTCAAATGGTATTGCCTCCTCATCAAGCGGCTGAGCAGTCACCGCCCTGTCTGCTGCTATGGCCTGATCCACAACTGTATTAAGATCCTCGGTTGCGCCTCCTGTGACATGGTCTTGGACCATTTGACCAGCAATACCACCGAGTTCAGTCAGTGTACGTCCGACATCGTGAGCACCACGCTGTGTAGATGGTGCTCTCTCTTGTTCAATTGTTCCTAAGTCCTTCGTTGCCATTATTCACTCTCGTCTATTGCGGTTTTTGCTACGCCTTCTGCGTAGACACGTCCATCATGTGCATCTGCGATGAACTGTTTGAGTTCTTCACGTTTCTTCTCTGGAATGGTAAGCATCTGGTCGATTTCGTTAAGGATCTTCGTCGAGTCTATTCGACGATTCTTCATAACATCTATTAGTTGATGATATACCGTAGGAGATTGGCTGTCGTTCTGCTGGTAGTCCATAATATCACGCATCAGCTGCAAACGTACGCCTTCCGGCCAGTCTTCCCATAGATTAGACACAGCAGCTAGGTTACGGTGTGCAGCTTCGGTATCTAGGGTACCATTACCGAGCTGTGATACCACTGATGCAAAGTGCCTAGCCGTAGTCTCTACGATATTGTCGTAGTTCTGGGTTTGCTCCCATATCTTGCTCTGCATGCGGTAGTAACTCATCTCCTCCCTAGTCCTCACTCCAAGCGTAGCTCTGGCTAGCATGGTAGTCATCGTAGGTTCGAGCATCAGAGGCTTGTTGGACTGCGAATACCACTGATTCATCTGGTATGCTTGGTAGGTCTTCACTGCATCGTTGTACTGCGGGAAGAAGCCACCTAGCAAAGCATTTGAGGTGAGCATGAACTTGTCAGATGGATCTAGGTCAGGCATGCCCTCGTGTATTGTGCTCACGAAGTCATATGACTGCATCATCCTGCTAGCGATGTTGCCGAAAGGACCGAATGCAGCCTTGGTAGGCTGGTTGATAATGGTTCTCAGCTGCATCTCCCACATACGCCCTATGTCTAAGCCCGGTGCGAACGGTGAGATGTCAAGAGGCTTGTAGTCGTCTATCGTCATGTTGCCTAGAGCAGTGAACATGTTATCAACTATGCCAGCTGAGATCACATCGACGAGTGAGACTCCAGTATTAGGGATCTCTCTATCCGATACACCTATTGCCTTCAGCTGCTCCTCTGCAAAATCTCTAGCACCGTACATATTGGCACCATACAAGAGGTAGGTACCCAGTACGATCCTTAATGAGTCGGAACCCTTGATGGCTGGGTTGGCACCCAGCAGGCCAAGTGCAGCCTTATGCGAGAAGGCCATGAACTGAGTGGATACACTCAGCAGGCCAGTCTGGTATCCGAAGTTATTAGGCCGTATCATGCCAAGGGATAGGTTGGAGGCGTCTAAGCGCAGCTTATCCCAATCCTGCCTGCTCATGTCGAGCAGTGAATCGTAGCCATTCTCCTTCATAGCCCTACGGAGGGCTAGGTTGTACGTGAACGTGAGGTTATTACGCTCACCGAAGTTGAATCCCCACTTCTGGGCGAAGTCTCTTACACCTCTGCCCATCTGCCTACCCCGGTAGCCAATGGAACCAAGGGTGCTGTCGTTGGTAGGTAGTGCGGTCTTGCGGAACCTACTGGCTCCACCAGCGAATGAGTGGACATCAACTAGATCGAGCACACCGGACCTATCGAACTCCCGTAAGAGGACCCGATACTCGTTCTCAGTTATGCCCATTTGCTTGGCCAAGCCCTTGACACTGAAACCGTCGTCAAACGCCCCCAGACGCAGCTGAGCGAGCCCTCTCCTGAGGGCGAAGGCGTCACTAAAGATCTTGGTGCTTCCTACGTACAGAGGATCTAGTGCAGCGAGGTAGGAGATCTGACTCGACTGGAGCAGTGCCTGCCTGACCGGACGGAATACCATGAATGCATTGAACGCAACCGAGCGCATAGCGCGGAGTGGGTCCATCTGCATAGCAAAGGACTCCAGTCTCTTGGACTTAAGGCCAGTCATGTTGTTGATAGCCACTGCTACCGATAGGGCAAGCTCTCTCATCTTGGGTATAATGAAGGTTTCGGTACCTTCGATGAGTCTTAGGTAATCTATAAGCTCTTTTCCCT